CGTCTCTGTGAGGCCGTACATTGTGATTGTAAAATTCCGCAGTGCGCAATCCTTCCAACGGTAAGCTGTCGTTTTCTCGATGGCCAATTCCCGGCACAGCCGCTCAACGCCGCCGATACACGGCGTGATGTAAAAACGCTGCAGCACACAGCGGTCCCGCTCAGAGAGCTGATTCAAGGCACGATCCACGCGGCGCACACGGTTCTCTGTCAAGCGCTGCGCCTCTTCCAGCCGCTCACGCTTCAGGATGTTGTTGACGAGCGCATCGTCCCGGCCGTTTGAGCCGCCGGCGACCGGACTGCCGTCCGCCGAGGCACTGCGGATGCTCGTGATCTCCGTCGCCAGGTCTGCAATCTGGTCGCTGAGGTTCGCAATCGCAAGTTTCCTGTTCTGGTAGTTGCGCAGCTCATCAGCCGCCTCCCGCTTCCAGTCCAATTAAGTCACCTCCACATAGCGCCAGCTCTGCGGCGGGCGCTTGATTTCATACGGTGCGGCGCCAAATTTGGTATCGTGCAACCCGGTGAACTCGCTCAATTCTTTTGGCATATCATAAATTTTAAGGTCGGAGATATGCCAACCATACACCCATTCCCCGTCGGAATAATTCTGGAAATCCTCTGGGTGGATACACGCACGGTCAAGATCGAAGTCGTTCCACCTCGCGTAATCCTCGTGGCGAAACGAAAAAATCGTATCATCATCGTAGGTATCAATGCTGTCGCACACAAACTCGCCGATGATTGTCCCATTGCAAGTGATGTCAAAAGCGTTATGCGTATGGTCATCCGCATAACAATACCGCTTGCCTCGGCAAAATGTCAGGTGCCGATCTTTGGTGCAGTAAATATAGCACTTAAACGGCGTCGCTATCTTTGGGCGACTCTTGCGCACCTCAACGGTCTTTGTGCCATTGGCGATCAGCTCGCACCATTTGGGGCGGATGCTGATAAGTACGGCCTTACTCATTTGGCAGTGCCTCACTTCCCGGGACGATGCGATCCCAACAGTCCGCGCACAGTACCTCTTTCGCCCCTTGCTGACGCACGTATTCATGCGGGCATGCTTTGTTCTCTGGCTCGTAACCGTAGTTCTGCGGACATCCATAACATCCGCCGACGAATTCCTCTCCGACCGCATCCGGATGCTCCAGCACCAGCAACTCGCGGAATGTGCAACCTTGCGACTTCCTCAAAAGCATGTCTACCCGAAAAGCGTCCCAGTCTGCCGTCGGCACGCCGACATAGTCGCACCATGCGCGTTCCAGTTTCGCGCCGGCGGATTCCACCCAGTCCGGAAGGAACGCAACGTAGTCCACTGCCTCCATCTCAGCGAAGCAGATGCGCATATAGTCCAGCTTGGCCAACCCCTCCGGCGCTGTGGCCGGATTGATGACCGTCGCGCCCAGCCGCTCAAGTTGTGCAGCCGCTCTGGCGAATTTCCCCTTATAGTCCGGATCACCGGCGATTTTCCCTGATATGTAGATCTTCATGGTTGCCCTCCTTTCAGAGCACCGGGCGAATTTCCCCGCCCAGTGTGCTATCGAATCACTGCATGATGACGACTTTGCCCTGTTCAATCAGGTCTTTCAGGCCGCGCTCGAAATACTCAGCGATGTTGCGTTTCGCTTCCAGACGCCAGATGCCGCCATCCGCCTCGAAAAAGGCGATGCCTTTCTCGCTGTCCACGCGCAGGAGGAATTCGCTTTCCGGCTGCGCGACCTCGAGGAACGTGCGGAACGGCTGCAGTTTAATCCGCGGCCGCACATTAACGACTGCGTTGAGCGCAACGCCCTGCCGCGCCGTCACGGTCTGCGTGACGCCATTATCGTTGGTAGACACTGTGTTCTCATCGGACATACGGCTGAGCAGATCCAGCAGATACTCCGTGCCTCCGTTCGGGATGAACAAACTGCGCAGCTCGATCAGCGCAGTTTCTCGGTCACGCCAGCCAGTGCGCATGCCCGGCGCGTCCGCCTGCGCACGATACAGGACATTGCGGGAGAAGTCCGGCAGATACGTCGTCATTACTTCGACCTTGTTATAATCCCGGACATGTACCATGATGGTCGTCCCAACCTTTGCGATCTCGGTGCGCACCAGCTTGCAGACAGCATCCAGGCCACTGACGCTGACGGAATCGGGACGATCCACATGCGGCGGGATCCGCGTAAGATTGGCGGCGGAATAGGTCTGCCCATCAATTTCGAAGATTTTGGTTTCTTTCAGGCTCACGATTTTGTCGATCATTTCTGCGAACATTGTCATATCCTCCTTCGTTATTCGGCTGCCTGCTGGCTGGCCTGCAGCAGATTCAGAATTTTCGGTGCTTCCTGTTCATGCTCGTCCATGCGCATCTGGCCGGGGAGCTGCGGCACCATTTCGGCAACGACCATTTCCCCCGTTGCCATCAGTGGTAACGCAAAGCGACGTTGCGACCGGATTGGTCGCCGCGAGCGTGGCCTTGGCAACAACATTCACGCGGATCTGCCGGCGGTCATCGTCCGGTGTCAGCTCGATCGTCAGCGTGATCTTGCGCTTTGCGGTTGCTTTGGTGTTGACGTCAAGGATGTTGTCAACACAGCGCTGCATCTCATAGTCCACGCGCTCCTGGAATGCACCCTGCGCCATCTGCAGGATGCTCGCTCTTTGGGTTTCTCGATTCATGGTTGTCCTCCTTTGTTTTTTACATAGCCACCGCATCAGCGAGTGCGGCCATTGTCTCAATTTTCCCGGGCACTGCATACTCCGGGATGTTCGCTGCCACAACGGCCGCAGCCATCGGCGGGCAGACGGCATTGCCGCATCTGGCTACTTGCTGCGTCTTCGGGTATGGCTTTCCGGCCGCATCATGGTCGATGATGTAATCCGGCGGAAAGCCCATGGCGTTGTACAGCTCTCGAGGCGACAGCATCCGCAGGCCAATGTCCGCGATATAGTACAGCGCCCCGCCGATTGTCAGGAGCAGCAGATCGTCCTCGCCCAGCGCATAGCCGCAGTACCGGTTCAGCAAGTCGCGGATCTGCGGCCAATGGTGCAGCCGCTCGGATGTGCTGATTTTATAAAGCACTGCCTTGCAGCAGCCAAACACGCCGCCCGCTGTCTGTGTCGGCAGCGGCTCCGACGGCCGTGTGCCGACTTCGTCCCGCTTGTACTTGACCACGTGGGCAGCGCATACCGCATTGTGGTCGATGGCCGTCACTGTCGGCAGCGGCTCTCCCGCTTTCTCACCGTCCACCCCGCTGTAATACTTGACTACATGTGCAGCAACCACAGCTTCCCGGTCGTGGCTCGTGACCGTATGCATCGGCTCTTGCGCGTCCAACGGCCGGCCGGCACTGTAATACTCCACCAGATTCACGCAGGTAAGGCCGTAACGGTTCGAGGCGTCCACCGTGCAGACGGGCTTATCCAGTCCAGCCGCTCGGGCGCTTTCTGTTTTCTCCGTGTGGTACTGGATCAGTGACGGCGATAGCAGCATCTGCCCTCCGCCTCCGCCTGTACGGACTGTGTTCATTGGTTCGGAGACCGGTGCCCCGACACTGTTGCTGGTGTTCGTCATCGTCAGCGGCGTGAGGACCGGCCGGCAAATGCCACCGGTGTGCTTTGCCGTAATCGTTTTACACGGCTCTTGGCTATCCGTGACGTGCCCACCTCCGGAATGGTTACAATCAACGATGAACGGTGCCCCGGATTTGATCGTGAACTTGTCCACGCCGCGAATAATGCGGCGCATGGTGTTGTCCGCCAGCGGCCGGACGGCGGAAATGCCGTACCACTCGTGGATTTCATCCTTCGTCGAAAAAATTGAAGGACACGGCAGCGACCAGTCGATGATCTCCGCGGCGCTGCGCCATGGCAACAGTTTTCCGCTGCGCACTTCCGCACTGTCTCGCGGGGCGTGTGTGCGCTCCGGCCAGACGATCGCACGCCCGTCGCAGCGGGCAATCAGCACCAGCCGGCGTCTGGTCGTCGGCGCACCGTAGTCGGCTGCCATCAGCTCGCGCCATTCCACGCTATATCCCAGTGCCCGAAGCTGCCCGATGAACTTTTGAAACGTCGTTCCGGCCAACTTCTTTACCGGCTTTCCTTTGCGCACCGGCCCCCATGTCTGGAACTCTTCGACGTTTTCAAGGATGATGACGCGCGGGCGTACCTTCGCCGCCCAGCGCAGGACGATCCACGCGAGGCCCCGGATTTTGCGGTCAACAAGTGCTGCGCCCTTTGCCTTTGAAAAATGCTTGCAGTCCGGAGAGAACCATGCCAGTGCCACCGGCCGCCCTCGGCAGACCGTCTCCGGATCCACATCCCAGACAGATGCCTGGTAATGCTCCGTGTACGGATGGTTCGCTTCGTGCATCCGGATCGCTGCCGGGTCGTGATTGATAGCCGCATTGACGATTCGCCCCAGCGCCAGCTCAATTCCCGTGGACGCGCCGCCGCCACCGGCAAAGCTGTCAACGATGATCTCGCCGTCAAGCGTCTCCTGTGTGCGCAGCATCATGTCGCCTCCCCCGCGCCGAGCGCGAGCTGCCCGGCGGCATACAGCTCGTACACCGTCCGGCCGCGATCATCTGCCATATACGGCAGGAAGATCTGCTGCATCGGCACATCGCAGGATTCGATCAGCGCCATTTGCGCCAGCACCCAGTCGCGCACGTTCCGCCACGCAGTCATTTCCGCCTGCTCGCGGTCGGCCTTGATCTTCTGCGCCGCGAACACTCGCAGCGTTCCGTCTACGGCCGCCGGCAGGCAGAAGCCACGCGGCCCAACCGGCGTGTCGATCCCAAACGCGATCGCCTGCGGCTTGCCATTATCGTAGTCAATCATGATCTTGGTGGCGCCGTGGCGTGCAAGCGCGCCTTGGATTTCCCCGATGGACGTATATACGTCCACTTTCGTCGTATAGTTTTTGATTGCCATGTGCCCACCTCACTCCGGATCGCCGAGAAACCGGATCACGCCCTGACGCAGCTGCACCCGGTACGGCTCCAGCTCCACGGCCGTCATGTACTTATGGCCGAATAGTTCTTTCATGTTCTGCCAGTCCTCCCACATGACACGATACACTGCGCGCCCGCGCAGGCGCACCAGCACAAACGCCAGCGCGCCCATATTGGCGTGCGATTCCAGTGCACGCGCCTGCTCTTCCGTGACCGCGCTCTGCAGAATGCGGTCTTTGTCCGTGGCCTTGGCCTCGAACACTACGCTGCTGCCGCCGCATAGCGTGCCCTGAAAATCCGGCTGCGCTTGCTTTGTGAAAACCGCCTCGAACGACCAGCAGCCGCTCGGATTCTGATGCCGGCCTGAAATGACCTTGATCGGCTCCGGCGTCTTGTCGATCTCCGCGATGCCATGCGCCCGGTAATACGCGCAGGCCGTGAGGATCTGCGCCTCAAAGCCTTCCCCGGTCGCACGGCTGATACTCCCCTGTGCCTGACGCGCTGGGTTTTTCGCCGACTCCTCGGCGTGGAAAAACTGCAGCGCCTTTTCATACGCCACAGGATCCAGCTTGCGCGCCGCCTGTTTCTGATAGCGCGGCGGCAGGCTGTCCATGCTGATGCCCATTGTGGACGCTCCTTCCTATGTGGTGTCTTTGATCTCGTAATACTCCTGCCACGGCCAGCCGCTCAGTTCGTGCCAGCCGCTCTTATACTCCGACCCATCGTCAAAGCGATAGAGATGCATCCCCCGTCTGGCCTTCGGCTCTTTTCTCCATGTCTCGGCCTTGGTCACCTGATAGCGGATCTCCGGCTTGGCCATGCCGGCGCTGCAGGTATACCGCCGGCGGCGGATGCCCTGCTCGCGGCAGCGGCGCATGGTGGAGCGTGATTCCTTGATGAGGTAGGACGCGAGCTTTGCGTGGTTCTTGCGGTCATCGAGCATCTGGAAGCTGATAGAGCCCGCGCCGTTGGTCACCTTTGTCCAGGCGGCGGCGATGATCTGCGCGTCAAAGCGCGGCAGTAGGATGTGATGATGCACGTTCGTCATGTGCTTGGTTTCGATCACAGCGATGTATTTCAGGCGCTTGCCCGCTTTGGCGTAGGCCTTGCGCAGCTCACGGAAGAATGCGGCCCTGTCCCGCTCGGCTTGCTCTAATGTGATGGTTTTACACCAGTAGTGCAGCACCAAGTGGAAGTCGCCATAATGGTAGTTGCAGTTGATGAGCCAGCGCAGGTGCTCCTCGGCCACGCGCTCATTGATGCGCTCCTGGCGGAGCGATGTCTCCCCATCGAATGAGCGCTTGCGCGGCTTGACTTCCTTGCTGTGCACACGGGATGAATACATTTTGCGGTGCTCGATCGTGTCGCCGCACACGACGGTGCGATGTACATACGGCATGATTGCCTCCCTGTCTGTCTCCGGTCGAGTTAGTAATTGGTCTTACCGAAGCTGAAAACGCCTTGCGGCGTCAGCGTTTTTCGGCTTGCAGGGCAGGCAACTGTGTGCTATAATATATATATAGTGTAGCGCGCCCTGCGCTATTGGGTTTTCACCGCCTGCGGGTTTGACGATCTTCGCAGGCGGTGTCTTTTTATGTCTCCGGTGGCGCCCACATGACGCGCGCCCCGTGGACGACTTCCTGCCATGGGACGCCCCACAGCTCCGCCGCGCACTGGATTGCCGCGAACGGCGATGCGCACGGTACGACCACGGCCTTGCGCCCCGGGAGCGCCACCCGCGCGCGGCCATGCGCTGCCCAGCGGTCATTCCGGCGTCGCATGGCCAGCTCTTCCGTGGACATATAGACGACCTCCGGACGTCTCATGCGACGCCGAGCGCAGCGAAGAGGATGTGAAACAGCCACCCCGCCAGAGCGATGCCGGCCATGAAGGACGCGCAGACGATGCCA